TTATAATGCTTTTAGGTCACCGCTTTATCATAAAATCCACATTAGCGCTTTTGATAGCCCAAATTTGAAGGCCGGTAAGATTGTACGGCCTTATTTAGTTACACCAGAATGGGTGGAGGATAAACGTCTTAAATGGGGAGAAGATAGCCCACTATGGTATAGTAGAGTGCTTGGAGAATTTCCAGAACAAGGCAATGATACTTTAATTCCTCTAGCATGGATTGAAGCGGCACAGCAGAGGTGGCATATGACAGAAGCAGGTGAACCAGTAGAAATTGGCGCAGATGTGGCACGTTATGGTACAGATACAACTGTTATTATGTTGCGTAGAGGCGATAAAGCCGAAATTGTCTATCAACTACGTGGCCAAGACACAATGGAGGTAACAGGTAAAGTTATTGATGCTTTTAAGAAAACTGGAGCAAATGTTATAAAGATTGATGTTGTTGGTATTGGTGCTGGTGTCGTGGACCGTTTAAAAGAACAAGGTTATCCAGTACAAGGATTAAACGTAGGAGAAAGTGCGACAGATAAGGGGAGATTTGTGAATAAGAGGGCTGAATGGTATTGGGCATTAAGAGAAAGATTCCAAGAAGGAACAATTGCCATCCCACCAGATGATGAGTTAGCTTCTCAGCTTGCAAGTTTAAAGTATAAATTTGACAGCAGGGGACGCATTCAAATTGAAAGCAAAGAAGAACTTCGTCGACGTGGATTACCATCACCAGATAAAGCTGATGCATTAATGCTTGCGTTTAGTAGCACAGGGATGAAGCCAGTTGATGAAAAGATAAAGGATATTTTTAGGAGGGCAAGTTTTTATGATTAAAAGACAAGGTCTTTTTCAGAGACAGATAGCGAAAATAATCGGTGAAATATCGGTTTTAAGAACAACAATATCAAACATATTCATACATGGAAGTCTAAATGAACAATATTCACTTGACTCGAGCAGGGTAGATTATTCACTTGCTCGAGCTTTGTATTATAACACAGACGATAGATACAAATTAGGAGCTGCTTTTGCAAGACCAGTTATCAATACAACAACCGGATTTATGGGCGTGCCACATTTCAGCCATGAAAATCCAGATGCAAATACAGAACTGGAAACGGCTTTTGATAAATGGAGCAGTAGACTAATACGTATAAACAGGAACACTCTAAGAGATGGTGATGTGTTTGCCCGTATCGTGAGAAGAAAAAGCCGTTTTGATAAACATGAGACTTTTGATATAGACCTTATTCCTCCGGAATGGGTAATACCAATACCTGACCCATTAAACGGAGGATACATGGAAATTATTATCAAAATGCCAGTAGAGAACAAAGACGAAAATGGAGAACCAAGGTACCTTTACACCGTAATAGAAAAAATAACACCAACAAGCCGTGAGATAACGATTGATGGAGATGCTCCATTTGATATTAAGAAACGTCTAGAAGGAACATACGAGAATCCTTGGGGATTTATCCCAATCGTACATTTTAAAAACGAGTCGGAGGACTATCAGCTTTTTGGGTCTTCTGATTTAGAACCAATAGAACCATTCATGAAAGCATATCATGACGTAATGCTTTTTTCAGTACAGGGAACGAAGCTGTTTTCAAGGCCTAAGGTAAAAATGAAATTGCAAGACATAAAAAAGTTTATTGAGGATAACTTTTCAAGAGAGGAAATAGAAAAAGGCAAAATAAAATTCGACAACAAAGAAATTTTCTTAATGCAGCAAGGAGATGATATAGAATTCATAACAGCTGACCAGGGACTTGAAGGTGTTACAACGTTGCTAAAATTCCTCTTTTTCAATATTGTAGATGCTTCTGAGACTCCAGAGTTTGCGTTTGGTACAGCTGTACAATCTTCAAAAGCGTCTGTCTCGGAACAAATGGTACCTCTTGCGAGAAAGGTACGTAGAAAAAGGGCTATGTTTGAAGAGCCATATATTGAATTGGCATCGATGTATTTAGCAATGTGGGCAAAGGTAAATAGGATAAAATTGGATACATACAATGTGGGAATCGATTGGGATGAGATTACGCCACGAGATGAACAAGGTATTGCACAAACTATCAAAACGCTTGTAGATGGTTTAGCAACAGCCGTTGAAACACGCCTTATCTCCTTAGAATCGGCATCCGAATTCTTAAGAGAATTTGTACCTTCCATGCTACCATGGCTGGATGCAGATGCACAAGAAGACGAACAAAGAAGAGTGGCTAAATCTATGGCATTTTTAGCAAGAGTGGAAGATGGCTTTGGGTTTGAGGAGCTAGAGAATGAAGAAGGTGCATAAAAATGGGCAAATATATAAGTCTTGAAGACTGGTATAAGTCGGCAAAGCGCAGGGAATTTGCTGAATATATAAAAAGAGCAAGGCAGCGATTAGACAAAGGAGAAATAGCAACAGCTAATGAGGTAAGAAAAATTTATGAAAGGGCAGCAGAAGAAGTAGCAAAAGATATTGCAAAAGCAACACCCGGAACTTTGAGATTTGCACATCTTGAATATTTGCACAAAGTTATAGAAGAAGCTGCAAAAGAGATAAATGATGAGTTATTGAAAACTATAGACAAAGGTGTAAGAATTACTGTCAAAGCTTCCACAGATAGCGCACAACAGACTTTTATTGAACTAGCCAAAGGAGTGTGGACTGCAGCAGAGGTTAAGCAAGCATTTGCAGCCATCAATGAAAGAGCAGTAATGGCACTTTTAGCTCGTACAGGACCAGATGGGTTAAAACTATCAGACAGAGTATGGAGAACAAGTCAAACAGCGAGAAATGCACTAAAAGTTATTGTTGAAGATGGTGTAGTAAGAGGGTTAGACTCAAGAAAACTTGCAAAATTAACACAGAAATATCTACAACCGGGAGTTTGGACACCTTTAAAGCAAGAGACCAGAAAACGCTTAGGTGTGCCAGCAGATGTAAGCATGGAAGCAATGCGGTTGGCTGTTACTGAGCTGCACCATGCGTTTCATGAAGGTACTCGTATGGCTTGGAGTGCAGTACCCGGAGTAGAAGGCTATTATTGGCGTTTATCAAATTCACATGGGATTACGGATATATGTGATGACTATGCATCTTATAACGGAAATGGGTTTTGGCCAAAAGATGAGCTCCCAGAGAAACCACACCCATGGTGTAGGTGTTATATCATACCGGCGGTAGAGGAGCCGGAAAGATTTGTTGAGAGACTTAAAGAATGGGTATATAGCCCTGAATTGCAACCAGATATTGAAGAATGGTATAATGATGTTAAAGAATTTATATCACGTCCAGCACCGGCATCTATAATAGTTAAAAGTGTTAAGTAGATATGCAACCCTCAATTCTTCAGAGTTCATGGCAGAAGCTTTTGCTGAAGCTTTAGGTTCTCCGAATCCAAGGCTAGTGGCAAAGACTTTCATTGAACTCTTAAAAGAAATGTTAATTAAGAGGGGGTTATTAAAATAAAATGATGCCACGTTTACAAGAATTCTGCAGAAAGCCTCGTCCTTGTAGGGCGGGGATGAATGCAAGGGTTGAAACTGAGAACCAAGTATGATATAATTAAATCAAATTTTGGAATTAAGAAGGTTGGTTTAGAATGAATACCTACAAATCCACACGACATGCTAAATTCCTAATCAACTACCACTTTGTTTGGATACCAAAGTACAGTATTCTCCAAGCGAACTTATTAATGTTATAAAGGGCGCTACTGGCAGGAAGATAGGACAAAAGTTTCCCCAGTACAAACAAAGAGATTCTGTCTGGACAAGAGCGTACTTTGTGGCAACTGCAGGTAATGTATCTGCCGAAACCATCAAGAAGTATATAGAGAGCCAATGGAAGAAGGTAGAAAAGGATGGATAAGACATATATTTTGTCAGTTCCAGAAGAATATCAAGGTTTAGCGAGAGAAATTTCAATGGTATCTGGTAAGATCTACTCTAAAGCAGTAAATTTTTTTAAAAGGATACAAACAAAAGGGATAAATGTTTCGAGAAAGACATTTGACCAGTATATGGAATGGTGGCTGCATCAAAAGAGTTTTAAACTTCACAGTCAAAGCAAACAGGCAGCATACCAGCAGTTTTGGACTGCATATCAGGCATACCTGAAAAGATTACAAAAGGCAAAGGAGAAAGGCCAAGATACATCCAAGATAAGACCACCATTCAGGAACAAGAAGTATAATAAAGTGGTTTTTAAGAAAAGCGCAATTCATTTTAAAGATGGAGACTTGATTTTGTCAAATGGGAAGGAACAAGCACCAATGGTTATAAAAGGGTGTTGTTTAAAAGGTGCTCCCAAGTATGCAGAGCTGATTTTCCATCAAGACAAGAAGAAATATTATCTTCACATTGTGGTTGAAGTAGAAGAAGGAAAAATTGAGAATACCGCAGGAGTCATGGCAATAGATCTTGGAGTAATACATCCGATGGTTTGTTTTGATGGCAGAGAAGTTTTAATCTATAATGGTGGTATTCTGAACTCAAAGAT